TAACGCTGATTGAGGCAGTCAACGCGCCCTTGAAGAGCAACACACCAGCGCCCGAAGATGCCGTGCCGATGCCGAAATGGGTGATCGTCGCCGAGCCAGCCGTGCAAGGGCCGAACACAACCGCCGCCGCGTTGGATGCGTTGTTGCCAGACACCGTCCAGCCGGAACCGGAGCGGGCAACAGCCTGCCGAGCGTATCCGGTGTAGGATACCTCGGACGTGTTCTGCGCGCCAGCTTCTCCAGGATCAGCCGTGTGCAGTGACACATACAATGAACCGGCAGTAGCGGATGCAGGCAGGCCCGACACGTCGCCGATGTTGGCAATGGCCGCGTTCTGGAAAATGTGCTGAAGCAGCGATGTTTCAAAGGCATTTGAGGCTGACACGTTGGTCTCCTGTTGTTAGTCGAGGGTTGCGGCGAGACGAAACAGGTCATCAACCTGATCTGCCGTTGCGGCTCCACCCGCGATGAGCATTGCGAATACGGGGTCGGCCCGGTGGAACGTGTCGGAACCGATGATCTTGAGTTCGGCATCCAGTCGAGCGTTTTCCGGGATTGGAGCCATCGCCGCTTCGACGAATGAAGGGATGACACCGCGCGCCAGATAGGCTTTGGCTTCGGCAGCAGTGACGATGCCGACCTTGACAGCGGCGCGCATGAATTGGGTTTCTGTCACTTGTGGCGGGACTGGCGGAGGCGAAGCCTCGCCAACGATGCTGACCAGATCGCCGTCTGTGTATGTTGCAACGCGCATTAGACCGCCCTCAAAAATGGGGTCGTTGCGCCCGTATTAAACTGACATTCAATCGTGTTAGCCGTTTCGTCACCAAAAGCGCCAAAGGTCGCGGCACGTGCTAAATGGTTGTAACGATGATCTTCTAAGTTGCCCGCACCAACGAGTGACAAGATATGCGGCAACAATCCGCTGGCAGAACCAAAAATGTTTGCAGTATCAGAACTGCAATTGATGCCTAAGAAAAACCACCCGCTCAATGTCAAGTTGCATGTGGCTTCGTGTGTCGTGTCGGCTCCCGTTGTTGCAATTGCTCCGCTGTCAAATAGCAAAGTGCCGGGGCCGAATGTGCCAGTCCCACGCGCGTTCCAGACACCAACGCGAACATTCATAGAAGATGAGTGTGTTCCCGTGCGAAAACCAACTCGGTTAAAGTTCTGCGGGGTTGCAAAGAAATACGGGTAGAAGTAAATGCGATTTGCAACCGGAACCTGCGACGTCGGGAAACTAAAGAGAAACGGCGACCAGACCCAGCGGTTCGTTTGAAGTGGCCATGAGACTGTTTGCTGCTGAATTTGCCAAACAGCCGCGCCACTTGAAACACTAACCGCAACCCACTCCAAGCCCCTTGCAGCCCACAGCCAGCGCGAGCCGACCGCATAGCCGTCGCCGCTGTCATCGTTGACAGTCGGGGCGCTTGTGGCCGTGAGGTTGTTCAGGACGCCGGCTGCTAGCGTCGCACCCGACATGCTCAGCCCAGTGCCGAGCGTAATCGCAGCCACGTCGCCGGTTGAGCCACGCCCTAGCAATTGGCTGGCCGATAGCGCGATGTCAGACACCGCGCCACCAGTCGCCGCCGCACGGGCCACAACGCTATTCGCAGCCGCCGTCAGGGTGTGTTCGGCATTCCAGTGAGACGGCAGGACATGGCCAGCCGTTACCGATGCCGGGTCGTCTGATATTGCGCTGTTAAAACCATGCTTGAGCGAGACGGTCACTGGATCGTCTCCACGCCGATGATGTCACCGGATGCAGGGTCACGCACGACACGCCTTGAAGATCCGCCGTCAACCTCAACGCCCACAATGTCGCCAGTCACCGGGTCACGGATAATGCGACGTGGTGCGCTATCGCGTGCGCCGATGCCCTCGACTTGATTGGTAAGCATCTGGATTGCTTCGATCACCTGTTGCACGCCACTTTCGGCCTGTTCAACACCGCTCGACATGACGGCAAGTTCACGCTGTTGCGCCAGTTCAAGTAATTTCAGTTCACGGGCCTGCGCCATCTTCTCACGCTCAAGATTGGCCTTTTGCTCTTCCTTGATGGCGTCGGCTTCAAGCTGTTCACGGCGCGCAATGGCGTCCTTTTCCATTTCAGCCGACTTGATTTGAAGGTCGGCGTCCATCTGGGCGCGTTCCTTGTTGGTTTGCACTTGCATGTCGGCCTGTTTCATCTGCATCGCCAATTGAGCCTTCATTTGCTCAATTTGCATCTGGGCTTGCGCTTTTTCCTGCTCAGGCGTTGGTTTCTGGCGTGCTTCGGCCTTGCGGCGCTCGATGTCTTGCGGGTCTGGTGCCGTGAAATACATATCAGTCGATTTAACGCCAGCCGCCGCCGTAAAGCTGCTCACGGCGTTGTGGAAGTTGTCAGGCGTTACGAACGGGTTTTCTAGGCCCATGTTCGCGACAATCTTTTCCTGCATTGCAATGATCTGGCCCATCATCATCATGTCGCGTTCGCGGGTGCCGGCACCGAGTCCGACGTTTACCGTTGCGTCCATGTTCGCATCCCATGAGCGGGGATCGAATTGAACCCACTTGCCTTTCAGGCGAACCGAGCGGGGCTTGTCCTGGTGCTGGATGACCAGCTTCAGCAAGCCCTTGAATACGCGCTTCAGACCGTGCGCCAGCGTGCGGACGATCAATTCCGTCTGCCCGATGCCAGCCGCCTCAATCATGGCTGACGCCTTGGCTGTGGTGTTCTGCAAGGCGTCCGGTGCCATGCCGCTGGATGCGTCGTTAATGCCCGTCCGGTCTGCAACCTCGTTGTCGAGGTATGACAGCATCGAGAAGGACTTCTCGGCGAACATCGGAACTTGAGTGTATTGCACCGCGTCTTGCACACTCACGCCGGCCTTGACACGGATGGGCAAGCCGAACTGCGGATTTAGCAGCGCTTCGGGGTTTTCGATGCGCCCTTCCTGCACGACAGGCTGCGGCATATTCTGCCAGTAAAGGTTGTCCAACGTCTGCCGGAGCAGCACCGTCTTGACGCGCTGGATCTCCATCACGTCGTCAGCGATAGACGAGCCTTCCCACTGGTGGGGCCTTCGTTCACACGCAATGTCAGCAAACGGCACATCGTCCCAATACTCATTCTCTAGGACGTGCTCTGGCCCTGTTCCACCAGCCATGACAACGCGGCGCAATTCCGCAACGCCGTCGCCGTCTTGGTCGATCCGCACATAGACTTCGAAGTAATCCACCTCCTGAAGCATGGCGTCGGTCTCGCCAGCCTCGGAGAACTCACGCCGGCGCTGATACTCTTCCTCTTCGTCCTCCATGTCATGACCGTTGGCCGATGGAAGGTTGTCGATCACGTCCTTGTCATAGCCCAGCGCGATCAGGTCAGCCCTGCGCAGCCGCTCGTTCATGCCGACGATAAGCGCATCATCCAAGTCCACCGCGTCGGGATGGATCAGGAATTTCTCAGGCGGGACAGCGGCAAGCCGAACGCGACGAACCGGCTCCGAGCGCTTGATCTTCACATCATGCGATTGAACCGGGACAGACACCGGCTGGCCTGTCATCGGGTCCATCTGCTGTGCCATCTCGACACGGGCCGAATGTTCCAGAACTTCGATGTCATCAGCCGCGACAAGCTGCGCAAACGTCACGTCATCAAGGCCGGTGTGGTGCGTGACCTTGATGATTTGCCGCTCGTCGTGCCACCAGCGAATGACACCGTTGCGGAGCAGCAAGGCATCGTGCATTGCATCCTGGATGGCTTCGCGGCCATCGCTTTCGGGCAGCACCACGTAGTTCACAAAGTCGCTGGCCTGTTCGGCTTTCTCTTCGTCGCCCTCACTGACAGGCTCATACTCAACAACCTTGTCATTGCCGAGGATCGTGCGGACAACGCTTGGCAGCACCTTCTTGACAGCGCTGCGGACATCACGCGACACCACGCCCGAACGGCCATCCTCATTGGGCAGGTCGCGCATACGCCCGTCGTAGTATTCCATCGCACGGATGCGGTCGTCAGCACGCTCACGCCGATAGCTCTCGCAATCGCGGATCAGGTCTGAAATGGTGCCGGCGAAGCGGTCATCATCCATCGCCATCACACAACCTTCCGAACGGTGAAGTTCCAATTGTTATTGCCAGCCTTTGGCATCTCATACGCAACGCAAGCCAGCCCGAAGGCATCAGCCGCGTGCGACGCCCAATCGTGGTTTGGGCCTAGTCCGATGTTTCGTGTCTCGTCTTGGCGTTCGTGATACCAGCCAAGGGCATCAATCCCGCCTCGCGTTGTCGCAGCATTGAACCAGATCGACGGAAACAGCCGCCGCGTGGCCTCGATGCGCTTCATGGCAGCGCCCTTGCCTTGGTTCGGCACCGTGTCACATTGAAAGCCAGCGGCTCTAATGTGGTCCTCGAACCGAATGCCCGTCGCAGCATCAGCGTGCGCGCCATCGTGAGGCAACACACACAGCGCCTCGCCATAGCCATTTGTTCGCAGCCAGTGCAGGTGAGCGGCGAGCGGCTGACCGACTGCCTCGTAATAGTCCAGCACCCTGATCTCGCGCCCGACATACTGGACGATCCAGATGGCGCAGGCGTCACGAAAGCCGATGTCCCAGACCGCGCGGACAGTCATCACTGGATCACGCGCCACAACGCCCACACGGCCCTGCTCTTTGGCTTCTGCCAGATGCTTGGCGTAATAAGCGCCGGTCAACACGCCCGCGTAATCGCCTTCCCAGATATGAGCGTATTGATCGGCGTTCGTCGCCAGACAGTCGCGGCGCTCTTGATCCAGAACGCTTGGAAACCACGGATTGTCAGACCAGTTGGCGCGGACAACCGTTGAGCCAGTCGGCAGCGTCTCGCCCCTTAGCAGCTTGTCCACCGGGTCTGTCTTGCGTCTGGGGTTCCATGAGAACCAAAGTTCCGAACCATCTTTTCGGATTGTCGGCCTGAGCAATTCCATTGAACGGGTTGAAAGCGACTGCGCTTCCTCACCCCAGAACACGTCAATCCCTTCGAATGACTTGATGCTTTCGGCTGTGTGATCCTGCAAGCCTTGGAACATGATTGCGCCGCCACCAGGCGTTTCAATCACCTCACGAAACACCTTGAAGCCTTGCG